TGACCGCAGTCATCTATTCTAAAGAGATTGTGTTTGCACACACGGAGGCGGTTGACCGGTACCCCCTACTCTAGCTTCACATATCAACGGAACCCTAGTAATCCAGAATAGATCTAAATCCTACGAGCATGGGTTGCTTTTTCACAGAGCCCAAACCATTTACTGCCTTAAGTTAACAGTTGCCTTTGACGCCCAAGTCTGGACCGGGTATCGCACCGTTCCGCAATGGGGCTGAGTCAAACACTCAGCACAGAGTCGTGATTAAAGTTTGTTTATGATGTGCGAGCCATGCACACGAACTTGGATATGGCCGTTGTAATAATCTGTTGATTCTAATACTTTTCTTGTAAACTGTTCTCTTGCTTCAATGTACGAACATTCTGATTTTGATTTACAATAGTAAAGTATTTGTCTGGTAAAGTTTTCGGTGCCTAGGGTGATTACGTCTGCGGTTAATTCTGGGCTTGACCCATAGTACTCTCTCCAATCCGAATCGATCTTTGAGCGTATCTTCTTCCGCTTCTTTGTGCCGTTTTTGAGTTTAACTGTTTTTGTAGTTGTTTTCGAAAATTTTGCTAATTTTTTGCCTATGTACTTGCGTCCAGTGAGATTATTTGTGATTAGATAAACAAAACCAATGCAATCATCTGGGAGAGTTTCTACAGATTGATTGTTGTAAAGCCATGTCATCTATCTTACTTAGTTTGTTTCCCACCCAACTGCGTAGTTTTCTGTAACCAAATTGGTAGAACACTTCTGACTGCACTCTACCCAAGTTTTAGCAGGGTCAGTGAATCCAGTGCTACACATGTTCCACAGTGGATCTTGTATGATTTCTTCAAAAGTTCTGTTGTTCAAATTCATTTGCTGCCGATATTTTGCAAAAAAACTGTCTGGCCAGTGTATGGTTTTGTCCTGATGTGTGAGACTTGTATAAGGAAAACTTGTCCAACTGCAAGGAAAAACAACACCTTCTGCATTGACATAGATTCCTCTATTGCCAATTTCACATAGCGGTGTGACTGGTTGATTGTGATATTGTTGTTTGATTTGTAGATATTTTTGTTTGTTGTGTTTTAAGTATTCATGATTGTTAATTTGACGGCCTGACAAGTTGTGTGTTTCACGCTCGTACCTGTGTGTGGAACTGATATTTTCTACACGAGGTTCTAGCAAGTCATCTGCACCCCCGTATGCATTACCATACTTACTGCCAAATTTAGTTGATCTTGTAATTTGTAATGCGTCCATGCCTAATGTAAACGCCTGTTGTTTGATTGAGTCTACATGATCTTGATTGAACCGAAACATGATCATGGCCCAATTTATAAAAACGTCTTTGTTGGCTTGTCGCAGAGCAGTGATACCGTCAACAATACTGTTCCAGTTGCTGTTGACTCTGTACATGTTGTTAGACAGATCGTCGTAACCGTCTACACTAAAATTAACTGCATCATATTCGTTTAGTACAGAGCCCAATTCTGCCCACCATGCAGGTTTTTTGTGACTGCCGTTGGTAATTGTAAAGATGTGTATCTGTGGATTTATACTTTTAATGTATCTGCAAATTTCAATGTACTCTTTGCAGTAGATAGGATCGCCTACATCGCCGCACATGGTAACTCTACGCACTTGATTACGTAACATGTTTTCTGTAAAAAACTTTTTAACAAACTCCAAGGTCATGTTTTTATTCAGCCATGCTGTATCTGGATGCTCTGTTCTGGGACATCTAGGACATTTTAATGTGCATACTGCACTGGGTTCTAAATGCCAATGATAAAACTGCCAGTTTACGCCCATAGGTCAACTCGCTTGATAGTGGCATCGGCAGAAATGTTTTTTATAGCATTGGCCAGGGCTGTTGTATCTAATTTTACACAATTGAGATGACGAATCATGTCAGTATCAACAGGTCCTGGATTGATAATTTTCATATCACATTTTGCATCCAACAGCATTGAGTCATGCGCTTGTTGTAATGCCTGCTTGTGCAATCGATATGCCCAATATCCTGATTCATTTTCTGATCGTCTAAATGTGATAGTGCGACTTCCAATAGACACAATCTGTTTGTTTACATCGTGCTTCCACTGAGTGTAAAAAAATTCTAATACTTTGACTTGTGCGAAGCCATCATATGCACAGTTAAACACACAATCATACTCTAAAAACTCATGCCCCCAGTGATCGATATTATTGACATCAAACCCAGTGGAACGACTGGCTAACGTCACTTCATGATTGGTATATGCTTTGCTTAATTCATATGCAAGGCCTCGAGTACCAGTGATTAGTATCTTCATGCTAAGTCTATGTCTGTATTGTAACTGGTAAAGCCGTTTTCTTTGACGACCTTGAGAATGTTCTCTACCCTGCTGGTTAACTCATCTCTGTGACTCACGAGCCAAATACTCTTGTGACGTTCTCTACTCATCTTCTTCAACAAGCCCAGTGCATTCTCTACACCTTGTGTGTCCAACCCGTTGTCGATCATCTCGTCAATAAACAACAAGTTGATGGGCGAGTACAAACTTTCCCAAACATCACGGAATGCCCAGCTCATGCTTAGAATTAGTCGATTTCGTTCGCCACGACTTAGGTTGTCAAAGTCCAATTCACGACCCAGTTCTTCAATGCTCACACTTAGATCGTTCATGAACTTCACTGTGTGTGGCAAGCCAATTCTATCTAAGTAGTGTGTGAGACGACTGTTGAGATAACTCAAGTTCTGGTCAATGATCTTCTTGCGCACAAACGAATCTTTTGAGGTTAGCAGTTTGAGCAAGAAGTCTTGATGGTCTTGCACTCTTGTGAGTTCATTCAAGTGATCATAACTCACAACCTGCAGGGCCTGTTGTTGCATTTCGATAATTTGTTCTGTATATGGATCAGTCTCTTGTGATTTATTATCAATCTGTGTGAGCATGGTGTTCATGCGACTGCGATGATCAATTGCCTGTGTTTCGGTATCATAATGCGTGACAGGCTGTGTGCCAACTTCTACAGGTGTGTGTTCTGCTAGTTGTTCGGCATAGGGATCTGTTTCTGCACGTTTGGCATCAATCTTGTGCTGAATGTTTTCTAGCTCACTAGAATGTCGAATTGCTTCTGTTTCTGTTTTGTAGTGGGCGGTAGGTTTGGTGCCCAACTTGCCTAGTGCGCTCAGTGCATTGGTATTTTCCATCCACTGAGTGTTGGTGCTTAACGCTTGTAGTGCTGCTTCTTGCAAGGCTTTTTCTTTTGCAGCCAACACTGTTTCGTGACTGGTATCGTGGAAGTCTTGTCCACACGCATAGCACTTGTGATCTTTTAATTCTTCAATTTCGGCTCGGAGTTTATCAATAACTTTTTGTTCTTTGGCTTCGTCCGCTACACACCTAGCAATATATTTTTCAAGGTCAGCTATATCTTTGGCTCGCTGGGTGTAAGCAGCCAAGTCTATATGTGCCCGAAGCTCTGCTGCAATGTCAATGTGGCTGAGTTTGTTGTAGGTTGATTCTAACTCACCGATGTCTTTGTGTTGTTTTTGTTTCCACGCAGTTTGTCGACCCACAAGAGCAGTATATGCATCTTGTTGTTGTTTTCTTGCAGACCACACAGCTAGATCTTTGTGAGCCAGTAGCTCTAGTTCAATGTTGATCTTTGCTAGATCGTCGTACTGCCCAACTAGGTAAGCCAAGTCACTGTCATACTTCTTTTGCCAAAGTACTTGTCTACGCTTTAAACTTTCAATCTGTTCTTCAATGCGTTTGTTGGCTTCTTGCACAGCACGAATTCTAAACTCTTCCAACTGAATAGCATCTTTGGTCTGCCGGTTGAGTTCTTTAATGCGGTCAGCACGTTCACTCAACAAGGTAATGCCCAACAACTGCTCAATGATTGTGCGCTGGTCATTGGCCTTTAAACTTAGGAACGGTTCTGTGTATGTGTTTAGCGCCAGCACATGTTTGAACATGTCGTGACTCATGCCGATAATACGCTCTATAGCGTCTTGTGTCTCTCTTGAATCTCCTTGTGCTTCGTCTTCGGCGGCCTTGTGTTCGTTGTTCACATAGAATTTGAGTACGTTGGGTTTGCGTCCACGCTCAATTTTGTAGTCAGTGCCACTGATGTGAAAGTCTAAACTAACCAACATGTGTTTGGCATTGGTCTTGTTTACTAAGTTATCTTTGCGTATGTTTGACAGTGCTTGCCCATACAATGCATAACTGAGTGCATTGATGATTGTGGTTTTGCCTGTACCGTTGCGTGATCCATCTCCGCCTAGATCCAAGTTTTCACCCAGCACCAAGGTAAGGTCATTACGATCAAAGTCAATGGCCTGTGTGGCTGCGCCCACACTCATGAAGTTCTTCACGGTGAGATTTTTAATATGAATCATAAAGTCTTATTTTACACATATCCCATTGCTTTTGCAACCTCTGGGTGAGTCTTTTGAAAAGATTGACTCCTTATACCATCAAGTCGAGTTACTTCGTTAACAAACATGATTCCGTCACTCCCTTTGGAATTCTCAATGCGAATAGCTATAGCATCAAGTTCTGGATGACTGTATCTTTTATATTTTTCAACTACCAGTTGTTTGCATTCAGTTGTTAGATAGTCAATATTAAAAGCCATTGGCGCTTCTAAATAGTTAAACGTTGTGTTTAACTTCAGCGAAGTTGCCCATTCTAACAATTCTGGCATGTAAAATACGTTTTGTATATTGACTGTGGGCATGATATAAATGTTTAAATTGGGTAGATTTAATTCTAAAAACTTTTTAATATTGTTTTCTACATCCAGCCAGATGCCGCCGCGTTCTAACTCAAATTGTTCACCTGTGTTGTCAATGCTTAACGCAAGATCAACTTGTTTAAATTTGTTCCACAATTTTGCTTGGTTGTTGGGAAAAATTGATCCGTTGCTATTATAATGCAATCGAATGTGACTGCTGTGCCCACTTTTTACTGCGGTGTGTACTATTTTATCAATTTTTTTAACTAAAAACGTTTCTCCACCTGTCATATCAATATTTTCTAAATCTGGCAGAGCATGTTCTAAATCGTCAAAGAACGTGATGGTATCATCATCTGTCCATTTATTCTTGATCAACATGTCTTTGATTTTGAAAGTTTTTTCTGGATACGTTTTTATAACTTCGGCGGCAATCAACGAGCTTCTAACAGGACTGCAAATTCGGCATTTAAAGTTACAAGCATTACCACACTTCACATCAATAGATCGTATTTTAACGTTATCTAAATAGTTTACAAATAATTTTTTTTGTAGAAAATTTAAATGCCTTATTCGATTGCTTGTTAAATTGTTGTCTTCTGTTTTCCAGCAATGACTACACCCGCCAGGTTTGATGCCCTGCAAAAAATCATCACGCAGCTTATTCATATAGGCACTATTAAACGCTTCGTTGATAGTTGAATCTCTGACAGATTTTTGCATTGACTCGGAATATATGCAACAAGGTTTGTAGTTGCCAGAAATATCAACTTCTATGTGCGACCACGGTATAGGGCAAATCGAACTGGGAATTGTATAGTTGTCTTTAAAAACTTTAGTTTCTTCTACCTCCGTAACTATACTTTGTAAACTAGTAGTCAGCTCAACCGGGCAACAGATCAAAATAAAATATTCAGAAATATCAATAATCTGCGCTGCACGTTCTATATGCTCTAATAATTTTTTAGGAGGATGTCTAGAGGTATAAAAAACAATACGTTGATTGTGATTAAATTTCTCTTGCCAGTAAGCGTCAAACAACTTGTAAACCGTGGTGTGATCATAACTTACATCAGCCAGGTCGAGTTGTGCTACAATATCATATTGATCTAAATTAAGCATGTTATTTTATACTGCATTTTCAATAATCAAAATGTTTGAACAACTACTAAGATATTGAATACTATAGATCATAGTGTTTGATAAATCTTCAACAGTAGTCGGTTGTCGTAGAATTCTGATTCAATGTTTGTGAGCTGGTCTGTGACAATTTGATCAACTGACTCAAATTTGATTTCGCCAGGCGCCATGTCTGTGTCTACATCTGAGTTTTTGTTTGGAATCAAACTCATCTCACGCAGATTGTAGTCTTTTACAAATGTTTCTTTAATGAAGTTGGCTTCTTCGTATGAGATTTCAATGTCTAGTCCAACACGCACATGCATCTTGGGCTTAAGAAGCGATGGAGCGTTGTCGATAAGGTTTGCAAGACCGTATACACGATAGGTTGGTTGATCAGGCCAAGCATGAAACGCAGGCGCTGCTCCCCATTCCAGTACAGTAAGTCCTCGTTCGTCGTCACCAGCATCTGCATAATTGTGAGGGAACGCATTACCGATGTAGGTAATATTCTTTTTAGTCTGTCGCTTGTGAAAGTGTCCGGTGAATACATGTTCAAAATTCTCAAAGTCTTCTCTACGTACTTCTCCATAGTCTGGCATCTCTATCATGGCATTCATCAAGTAGCCGGGCAGTTCAAAGTGTCCAAACATGTACTTGCCAGTTAGCTTGGGTATCCTCTTGTGATCGTCACCGCACAGCCAAGGAGCAATAACGACGTCACCGCTACTAAACCAATCGTTACATATTTCCACATTGGGGAGATGACGTGCCCACTCCACGCTCTGAATATCACGCTTGTCGCGATAATAAAGGTCGTGATTCCCAGGTATAAAATACACGCGGTCAAAATTAGCATTTAGATGTTCCAGTGATCGAAGACTGTAGTTTAGTGTGACAATGTTCAGGCTGGCCCGATTGTTGTGCCAATCACCTAGGAACATGGCAGTTTCGCAACCTTCCTCTCGGGCCTTGGCAGTTGCCCATTTTACAAAAGCCAAACAATCTTCATTGTGTAAGGTTGAATTGCTTTTGAGTCCAAAGTGTATGTCAGTGAAGATTGCGGCTTTGCGGAATAGATTAGTCATCCTGCTAGTATACTACTCATCCAAGCTAGATACAACCGGTCCGGACATGGCAGCCATGCCAGCTTTGCCGGAGTTCTGTCTAGTCCATGATGGGTTGAGTCCGTTCATCTCCAGGATGTCATCTCGGATATTTTGATTTTTCTTTTCAATGTTAAGAATACGTGTAAAGCTATTAGTGATCGCAGCGGTGTAGTAAGCAAAGGGGTTTTGCGATTTAGATTCGTCAAATTGTAAACCAATTTGACTAAGTTGAAGTAAAGCCTGTCCACGCATTTCCTCGTTGTAGGTATAGCCGCGCCAGTTGGAACGTGTAGCATAGCGTTCGCACAGTTTCATAAACATCATGGCTAACTTGCGAGTCATGTTGCCGTGATCTTTGGAAAACTCTCCTGTGGCCAAATCACCTTTCCAGTGACTACGACCCACAAGGTACGGTTTCTTTTCTTCGTCCAGTCTATACTGTTCAAACGGAGGAAAGTTCACTCGCACGTGATTTAGGTCCAACACAGGCACATCCACAATGTCTGCTAGTGGATCTTCTGCCACATCATCCAGTTCAAAAATGTCTTCTAGCTTTTTGCGCTTGGCTTCGGCCTTGGTAATTTTTTTAGGTGCTCGGGGAATGTGATCCCAACAGGTGATGCGGAAAACTAAATCAGTGTTGGGAATTTTCTTTTGATCAATCACTTCGCCTGTTTCGCGCTTGATACGATCAGCACGATTTTTTCTTGCTTCAACTACAGTGCGTTGATTAATTTTGTCCAGGCCGGGCAGTATCAAATCAAACTGGTGGTCCTGTACAGGATCTCGATACCAGCAATAGGTGTTCTTGCTGAAGTGTATTTCTTTCAAAATATCACGGTTGTTTAGGTAATTGACACGAGGTGCCGCTTTTGGTAATAGAGTCATAGTATGACAAGGTCTCCTTACTAGGATTGTAGCATATTTACAACAATTGTCAACCTCTTGTTAAACTGAGCCGTTTTTGTCAGCGGTAAATAAGCTATAGGAACATCTAATGGCAACATACAGCTATTCAATACAAACAAAAATTCCGCTTACGTCACAACAGCAAGCGGCGATCCGGCGCGGCGGCTCCATACCAGACTCTGTACGAACAGCAGCAGACAATGCCACAATTGCCCTGGCTAATTCTACATTTGGGCAAAGTTATACCGTCGGAGATAAGTTTGGAGCTGTGACTGGCGGTAATTTTGTTACACAAACTCCAATAACTAGCCCAGCAGAAATTCCAGCAGCCTTGTTACCATTGAGTATAGCCCCAGTTCCAGGAGCTGTAAATCGATTGGTAGAAGTACGAGCTCCTGCACCTAACGATGCACCAGCAACTGCAATTGTTGAAGGCCTGCCTGCACCTCAAACACCACCCCCGGGTCCAGACATAACAACTCTACCAGTAGTAGCAACACCACCAGCTGTACAGCCCATTGTAGTTCCAACTCCTGTTGTTGAAACTACACCTATAGCACCAGCGCCCGTAGCATTTGAACCGTTAACTGTTGGCGGTAGAATATTAGCACCGGCGGAGTTTGAGGGTGCGGCAGATAGGGTTGTAACCCCACCGCCAAATACAAATCCAGCACCAGTCGCCATTGGCGCCGGTACACCTGGTGTTGATCCCAACGGCGGCGATCCCACAGGTGGTGCAGGTACAAACGTCAATCAAGAACCGCCAACAACAGCACCTGCGGCTGTTTTTGTTCCACCTGGTCCACAAACAGAACCAAATCCGCCGCCGCCAGACGCAGTAGTACCACCAGGTGTCAGCACAGCCGCTGCAACAAATCGAGCACAAGCTCAAAGCACCGATCAAACTCGTGTGAATCAACCTGCAGCGGCCGATTGGCGTGTGCGAATAAGTCTAGCACAAAATTCTTCTTATTTGTACAACGCTCCGGCCAATCAAAATGGCACAGGTGGACCAGGCATACTTGCACCATTGCGTCCCACCAATGGTGTGATATTTCCTTATACACCCAGTATTGAAACCAGTTATGTTGCTGATTACGCCAAAACAAATCTTATACACAGCAACTACAAAGGCCATTTTTATCAAAGTAGTTCAGTCAGTGACATAGTTATTCGTGGAACATTCACAGCACAAGACACTCGGGAAGCTTCTTATTTGTTGGCAGTAATTCACTTTTTTAGATCTGTTACAAAAATGTTTTACGGGCAAGACCCACAGGCCGGAACCCCTCCACCACTGGTATACTTGAGCGGCCTTGGACAATATCAGTTTAACAATCATCCCTGCGTGGTTACAAATTTTTCGTATAATCTTCCATCAGACGTTGATTATATTCGTGCCAATGGATTCAACAACATTGGATTGAACATGTCAAATCGCAAAAACCCAAGTTCAGGACCACCGCCGGGCGGCAGTTTAGGCACTGTGTTGGCTATCATTAGCAGATTAACAACATCTGGATTGAAGCCAGGCGCAGTAACTAAAGTTCCAAACTCCAGCACAGTTAATCAAAACGTTGCCAATCAAAATTCTGTCAACAGTACTTACGTGCCTACCAAGATGGAAATTTCAGTAACATTGTCGCCAATACAAACTCGCAGTCAAGTCAGTCAGCAGTTTAGTCTAGAAAATTTCGCCAATGGTGATTTGCTCAAAGGAGGATTCTGGTAATGGCTATTTCATATTCTAGTACCAGTGCATATTTTACCACTGGGTTCAATCAGTTTTATCTAGACCTCATGGTCAACAGACCCATTCCCAAACAAAGTGACGACATACTATGGATTATAAATGTAACCTATCAGTACCGACCAGATTTGTTGGCATATGACCTATACGGTGATCCCACACTATGGTGGGTGTTTTATCAGCGCAATCCCAACACATTAACTGCTCCTCCGTTAGACTTTGCTGCTGATACCACAATTTATCTTCCAAAGATCGCCACATTGCAATCAGCACTGGGATTTTAATATATGGCCGATAACGGAGAATACGCAAGATATCAATATCGGTTACTGCAACAAAAATTTGCAGCCGATGCTGCCGCACGAGCCGCTGCACGCGATACCGGCACTAATCCTCCTGTACGAACACTTGTTCAAACTCAAGCCACACCATCTAGTGATCCACGGCTAACAACCAATCCCACTGGCGGTATTAATTCTGTCACTGGCGAACCTCTTAATACTGTTGCCCCAACTCGCGCCGGAGTAGGCGCAACTGATGATAACACCAACAATAACAACACTAGCAGTAATACTTCTGACGCTGATATTGCAAATTCTGATGCGTCATATGGCGGCGCCACACAAGCTGAACAAGATGCAATTATCAAAGCACAACAAGGCACAGTTGCTGGTGCAGCAGGTACCAACAGCCGAAAACAAATTGTACCTCGTGGTAACATACTAGATAGATTTGCCAGTTACACCTACCGGGCCAGTGTGTATCTCATGACGTCTGACCAATATCAACAGTTGATTAGAAGTCAAAAAAAATCAATTAATGGATATAACTTGTTGTTTCAGAGTGGTGGCGCTCCGGCCAGCCAGGGCGGCTTTACTGGTGCGTTGAATACAAATGCCAACGACGCAACTGGCGGTGCAAACACAATTAATTTTAATGCAGCAGATGCCGGACGCAATCCTGCATTTCCTTTGGACTTTTATATTGATAGTATTACTATTTCAAATTTATCGCAAGGTCAGGCTACAGGAATTTCACACAGTGCGACTCAGTTAAAATTTACAGTGATAGAGCCAATGGGAATTACACTACTTGATCGAATATATCAGGCAGTTCAGGATCAAGCTCCCAAAGAACAAGGCACAGGAAAAATTAACTACACTACCGCTCAATATCTTATGGTATTGCGGTGGTATGGATATGACATTGATGGAAATTTAATCAAAGGTGGTCCAACCCTTAGCGATCCAAATGCTGTGGTTGAAAAATTTATTCCGTTTGCTATCAACGGAATCAACTGGTCAGTCAACAGCAAATTAGTCAACTACGATTTTGATTGTACTCCAATTGATCAGTATGTAGCCGGCGGAACCAGACGAGGCGCAGTGCCATATAACATGCAACTTAGCGGTAGTACTGTGGCTGACGTGTTAGGCGGTACGGTGGCAACCCAAACAGCAACTGCTGCTGCTCCAGGCGCATCAACCACTTCTTCAACACCGGATCAAAGTGGGGCAGCTAATGCTGCGGCAGCACCCCCAAAGGCCAATGCAGCCGGCAATCCTGATCCAGCAGTCAAAGTTGGACTTATGGCAGCCATGAACGAACATGTCAATCAACTGACCACTGGAACAAGACCACTTTACCAGGTTGCTGATCAGTATGAGATAGTGTTTGTTGGTGCAGCCAAACAACTTATTGGTGATGCTACCATTGTATTGCCTGGGGAAAAAAAAGAAGCCAATCAAACTCCAATGGGGACAACACAAACAAAAGATGCCAAAAGTGCAAGTCCTACTACTGATAAAAAAAATGTCACTCAGAAAATTATTCCAGCTGTTGCCGGGCAATCCATAGTGCAGTTAATTGATAAGGTCATCAGAAACAGCAGTTATATAACCAGTCAACAGCTAACTCAAATCAATCCGTTTGGTGGCCCAACAGATTTAGATGGCGGTGGTGAACAACCCAATCCTGAGGCCGCAAACAAACCTGTAAATTGGTTTAGAATAAATTTTGAAGCAATTCCAATCAAACCAGATAATTTACGAAATGACTACGCATACAAGATACGCTATATTATCAGTGTGTATAAAATTGACAAATATGACAGTAAATATTTTCCAGTAGGAACTTTTAGAGGTGTTCACAAAAGCTATCCTTGGTGGTTTACCGGCAAAAATACTGCGGTACTTGAGTATCAAGAAACTTTAAATACTGCCTACAACATGTTGGTCAGTGGCAGTGATACTCAAGACTCTGGTAGCGAAACTACACGAAAACAAATTGCAGCCACCATGCAAGACATAGTGATTTACACATACGGCCCAAATAGTGGTGAATCCATGCAAGGCAGTAAAGACCGTGGCAACGAAGCGTCTGCCAACCTGGCAGACAGTCTGTATGGCGGTGCAGATCTTGCTAACAGCACTTTAAAGATCATTGGAGATCCTGCATGGATTCAACAAGGCAGTCTCAGTGGTGGCGTTACTGCTGCTGATCTTGAGATTGGTAGTTTTTTGCCCGACGGCACAATCAACTTTGACGGCGAACAAATCATGTACGAAGTCGCATGGAATCGCCCAGATGACTATGACCTTGCTACAGGTATGGCTGCTCCTACCAGTAAAAAAAACAAAACCAAAAGCAGAGTGTATCTTGCCACAACTGTAACTAGTGAATTTAAACAAGGTAAATTTGAACAATCAATTTCTGGAACATTGGTCAATCTTCCCAAACCAGATGGATCAAACAAAGCACCAGATGCGTCACTTCCTATACCAACAAATGAAAGAGATGAGCGCGGCAGAGCAACTACCGGCTTTGATTCTAGAGTAGCAGCCACGCAATCGTCAATGCCAACAGCACCGCAAGTGAATGTAAATCCCAGCAATAACTCGCCACAAACTTTAAATACGTCGGCCCCGGGACCAAATGATAACGCAAGTCCGGTACCACCACCGCAGCCGGCAACGTCGGGCTCGGGAGAAAATTTAGACGTAGGAGATCCGTTTGTGCCACCAGGTGCGCTGTCCGGCAGAATCACAGCAGATGGTCTAGACAACTCACCATCTACTCCGCAAATTATATCAAGAGATTATTAAGGAATATCAATGGCAGAACAAGTTCAACGCAGTAGAGGGCGTAACAAAAATTACAAGTTTGATCGCGGAGGAGCTCCTGCAGAGTTTGGTCCTTTCTATGGTGTTGTAAAAAATACCAATGATTCAATAAGATCAGGACGCATACAGGTATACATTACGGCATTCAGTGATGGCAATGAAGATGACACTTCCAAATGGACCACAGTAAGTTACATGCCACAGTTTTTTGGATCAACTCCTTACAATCCTGCCAAAGAAGGATTAGGGTCATACATTGACGGCAACTCCAACAGCTATGGCATGTGGTTTACTCCACCGGACGTGGGCATCACAGTTTTGTGTGTGTTTGTAAATGGTGACCGTAGTCAAGGTTATTACATTGGCACAGCACCTGATCAAAGCATAGGACACATGGTTCCTGCTGTTGGTGCCAGCACATCATTTGTTACCGAAAATGAAAATCAAGCCGCTTACTTTGAAGGCGCTATTCGATTGCCTGTGGTAGAAATCAACACAAACAACTTGGCATTAGAAGAGTCTAGCCGATTCTTTGACAAACCCAAACCTGTACACAGTGTGGTTGCAGAAACCATGTTTCGTCAAGGCCTAATCAAAGATCCAGAACGTGGTCCCATTGGTAGTTCAAGTCAACGTGAGTCACCTTCTGCTGTGTACGGCATCAGCACACCGGGATCTGCTGTGTATCAAGGCGGCATGAAATTTGGAGAAATACAAGAACAAATTGATGCTGGAACACTAAAACCTCAAGACCTCAAAGTGATAGGCCGTGTGGGTGGCCACAGTATGGTAATGGATGATGGCGATATTGATGGCTCCAATCGATTGTTGCGTTTTAGAACCACCTCTGGTCATCAAATCACAATGAGTGACAGCGGAGACTTTTTCTACATCACTCATGCCAATGGACTTGCTTGGTTTGAACTTGGTTCTCAAGGCACACTAGATGTGTATGCCACAAATTCAATTAACTTGCGCACTCGTGGCGACATCAATTTGCATGCTGATAGAGACATCAACATGTATGCAGGTGGCAGCATCAAAGCCAAAGCAGTAGAAGATATTACCTTGCAAGCTGATGCAGACCTCACAGCAATTGCACAACAAAATTTAAAACTATATAGCAAAAGTTATGTTGGCATAAAAGCTGATGGCAGCTTGGCATTGCAGAGTGCGTCAGGAAGTTGGGATGGCGGCAGTGCATTGAAATTCACAGCAGGTGGAATTGATCTCAACGGCCCTGCTGCTGATGCAGTGCCTGCACCCAACAACTTGACCACAACCATCTTAGATGACACTACATTCAGCAGTGCTACTGGTTGGACAGTTGAAACAGATGGTTTAGAAAGTATTGTGACTCGAGCACCCACACACGAACCGTATCCTTATCACAACAAAGGTGTGGATATTGAAATTCCGTTGGAAGCAGGACAACCGCCACCCAATCCGGGTGCTGTGCCAGTGCCTGCGGGATTTGAGCTGGCAAGAAAAGCATGAGTACATTTAATTTTGATTTTAATGGGCAAAAGTTTGAAATCAAAGCCCCTGCTGGCGTTACGTTTGAACAGGCCAAAGCAGTGTTTGACCAACAAACAGCCAGCGGCGGCCTCACAGGATTTAGAGTTGGTGATGTACTAAGCCCAGCCACTCAGGCCGCTGCCGGTTTGGCCGCTGCTCAAAGTCAAGTAACACAAGGCCTAGCATCACTGACTGGCAACCTACCTGGGGGAACAAATCTAAGCAGCCTTACAGCCAGCATAGGAACACTGGGACAAGGTGCAGGCACACAAGTGGCCAGCGCATTAAAAGGCGGTGCGGCTGCATTTAATTCATTGACCACTGGAGCCGGCGCTGCTGGTAGTTCATTTAAACAATCACTAGCAGGGGCAGGATTTGATCCAGTTACTGGTAGAAATGCTTCGTTAGACTCTGCCTATGCCACAGGTGGTGTATCAGGAGCTATAGGAGCATTCTCCGGAACACTAGGCGCTCTTAGTGGACCACTCACAGGAGCAGCAGGTCAAGTTGGAAGTTTAGCCAGCACAGCAGTTGGCACACTATCTAGGTTAATTAGAGGAACTCCCACTGATGGTATCAACATAGCAGACTTTGCCAAACAAGGTCCGGCATTGAGTGGTATTGGCAACATGAGTTTGCCTGACGTCACTGGTGCTCTAGCGCAGGCCAGCAAGTTGGTAGGTCAAGGTGCCGGCACAATCAGTAATGCACTAGGTGCCGGCAAGTTTGGGTTTGATGCCGGACAACTAGAACGAGCAGGCCTTGTGAAGCCCGGTACTGCCGCGGCATTCCTGGCAGCAGGCGAAAATGATCTTACCAGTGTGCTAAAGAGTCCCACAGTGTGGACTGGCAAAGATGGCGTAAAAGGCCTTGACGGCTTGTTAGGCAACAGTGGATTACAGGACAAAGTGCAACAGGGATTGATGAAATCAGGGCTTGATGATTTAAAATCAATTGGCATACCCACAGACAAATTGACTCCGCAAGCACTTAGTGGCCTAGCCACCAATGCCGCTAAGAGTGTGTCAGACACTGCTAACTGGGCAAAGAATGTGCCCGGATTGCCTGCAGACGTCAAAGCTAAATTTGATGCCACGGCTGTAAATGGCGCATTTGCTGTGAATTTAACGCAGGCCAAAGTGGATGAACCAGTGTTGCAAGAAACCAAACCAGTAGCTGCCGCCGATACTGTTAACAGCGCCACAGTAGATGCTGCGGCTAAACGAGTTACAGGTGATGAACGGGTACCTCAAGTCAGCGGTAATAGCTCAAGTAGTTCTATTGCAGTCTATGCATTTTCAGACTTTATAAGTTCTCTAAGTACATCATTCTCTGTGTTAAAAACAAAAATTAATTCAATCAACCAAGAGTATCAAACTATTACTCAAGAGCAATGGAATCTTATAAACGGCGAAGCGGTTGTACTGCGAGCCACAGTTAGAGCAAGGCTAGTCGATCTTAATGGTGCTGCTCTTAAAGAATTGGAGGCTATTGAAAGTCAGAACTTAGGTACGTACACTCGAAACGATATTATCAACACATACAATTTTGCATTAAAAGACGCAAAATCAATGACCGCGCTCAGTGAAGAAATTAGACAATTAATCAAGGATCTAGCCAACAAAATTTCAGTCAGAGCATCGAGCAATAGCTACAGTGGCGCCGGTTAATTTTAAATAAATATAGATATGACTACCTTTGTTGGCTTTAACACACAGAATCAATACAAAAAATTCACACTTGTGGACTTTGAATTGGTCAAACGCGATCTCTTGAATGCGTTTAACATTCGCCAAGGACAATTGCCTGGACGTCCTGCGTATGGTACAATACTGTGGAACTACTTGTTTGAAAATCAAGTTGACGCTGTTCAACAAGGCATTGTGAATGAAGTGCAACGAGTGGCTGGTGGCGATCCCAGAATATTCATCAGCAACATCAATGTGTATCCACAAGAAAATGGCATGCTGATTGAATTAGAAATACAGACTGTAGGCGGTGTTAATGCCGAAATACTGAATGTGTTCTTCAATCAAGTCAGCCGTTCGGCCAGCTACGTATAACTACGCCGTTTTTTATCTACATAAATAACAGATAAAGAATACAAGGCCCAGACGCAATGGCAAAAACCACTAGACAAACAGCGATATTTGGTGTAGAAGATTGGAAACAAATCTATCAAACCTATCGCGAAGCAGACTTCCAAAGCTATGACTTTGAAACTCTACGCAAGAGTTTTACCGATTACCTGCGTTTGTACTATCCAGAAACATTCAATGACTATATTGAATCATCAGAATACATTGCTTTATTAGACGTTATTGCGTTTATGGGACAGGCTCTAGCCTTCCGCACTGACCTAAACACAAGAGAAAACTACTTAGACACAGCAGAACGTAGAGATTCAGTTACTCGCCTGGCCAATCTTGTTAGCTACACTGCCAAACGCAACACAGCCGCCCAAGGCTTACTCAAAGCGTTCTCAGTGACCACAACAGAAAACGTTGTGGATTACAACGGAGTTAATCTGGCCAACGTCACAGTAAACTGGGCTGACCCCACAAACTTTGACTGGCTAGAACAGTGGAACGCTATTGTTAATTCATCCTTGGTCAGCAGTCAAAAAATTGGTCGCCCGTCAAATCGTCAAACTATTCTGGGTGTGGATACTAGCGAATATGGTATTAACTTGGTGCCTGGATTCTTGCCAGTGATTCCTTATACGGCTACTGTGGATGGTGTGAACATGCCTTTTGAAGCCACAACTTCGACCACAGCTGGTACAGATTATATCTACGAACCCAGTCCAAAACCCAATACTGCATTTAATGTGCTGTATCGCAATGACCAATTGGGGTACCAAAGTGCCAACAATGGATACTTCTTTTTCTTCAAACAAGGTACATTGCAAAATCAAGACTTTAACTTGGCTGAACGCATTGCCAATCGCACAGTAAACATCAATATTGAAGGTGTGAACAACGATGACCGTTGGCTATTTCAGTTAGACAATGTGGGCAGTATCAGTCGGGAGTGGACATTTACTGAAAACATTTATTCGTCAGCTGCTGAACAAACTGCAACACTAAGACCAATTTTTTCTACCACCAGTAGAACCAATGATCAGATTACCATGGTGTTTGGTGATGGCGTGTTTTCAGAAATTCCGGTAGGCATCTTCCGTGCGTATGTTCGTGCAAGCAATGGCTTGCAATATATTATCAATCCTGCTGAAATGCAAAACGTGGTATTACCAATCAGTTATATTGACCGCAATGGTAATATTCAAACTATGACATTTACATGTGGCATCACTCAACCAGTAAGTAATGCACAGAGTCGGGAAAGTATTGATGCTATCAAACAACGTGCGCCTGCTAGATACTACACACAAAATCGCATGGTCAACGGCGAAGACTACAATCTGTTTCCGTTTACTCTTTACAACTCTATTATCAAATCAAAAGCAGTAAATCGTGCATCAATTGGTACCAGCCGATATTTAGACTTGGTAGATAACACAGGCAAATATTCATCAACCAACACATTCTCCAGTGATGGTGCCATGTGGGAAAATAATATTTTGCCTGCTACATTGTTTGCCTGGACCAACCGCAACGAAATTGCCGAACTTATTAGCAATCAAGTACAGCCTGCTATTGCCGACGCTACATTCAAACAATTTTATTATGCAAATTTTCCAAGGATAACTGTAAACACCGGTACTACCGCACTCAGCAGTTGGCACCAAAGCACAACATTGGCCAATGAGACCACTGGGTATTTTGAAAATGCGTTAGGTTCTCCAGTCATGGTCGGAACCTCCAGCAGTACTGCATTTAAATATGTGGCACAAAAAAGTTTAATTAAATTTATACCCCCAGTAATTAACGGTCAACCCTATTACTTTGATGCCAACAATAGACTCAAAGCAGGCTTGCCAACTAGACCCGAAGATCATTTGGAAATTTGGGCCAGTCCTCTTGCCATAGTTGGTGACGGCAGTAATGGCGGGGTTGGCAATCTGACCAATGGGCAAGGTCCAGTAGCACTCAATAATTTTGTACCCACTGGGGCAATTGTAGACAGTATTATTCCTGTATTCCTTACTGACCTAAGCACTACTATTCGTGAAGAAATTACACAACAAATTTTGTTATATAGAAATTTTGGTCTTGGGTACGACAACGACGGTGACATTACAGGTACCGCCGGCACTTGGTATATTATCACAAGTACCAACTTAGATGCCGATGCCACTTGGAGCCAGACATATGCAGGTAACACCTCTGGGCAAAATTTAGATGCTTCGTGGTTGGTGCAGTTTGTGGCAGTGGACAACAAATACACAATCACGTTCCGAGGACTTGCTTATTATTTTGGTTCAGTACTGCAAACAAGATTTTTCTTTTACGGCAATCAAAAAATCTACGACAGTCGGTCAGGAACCACAATCAAAGATTTTATTAACGTGCTGGCAGTAAACACCAAACCGGACAGTTCGTCTCCATTGCCCGGAGACATTTATACCACTATCATTGGCCAGCCTGTAGAGTCTGATGGCTACGTTGATGACTTCCAGGTATTGATCAGCTATAGAGATTCCGACTCAGATGGCGTGCCCGATAATCCAGATTTTTTCAATGAAATTGTTGCTCCAAGTGTTACTCCTAATCTTAAATTGATATTCTTACAACAAACTGTGGATTTTGATAATCTGCAACGATACTTGTTAGTAGAGCCCGGTGTGGTCAATTCAGACTATCCTACATATGATTCCATCGAACTGGTGAAATTCCAGTATTCCCCTGGTCAGGTGTTTTATGGTTATAGTGATGAATTATTTTACACATTAACAATCAATACTGCCGGCACTAGAGTCATAACTCAAACTGCAGAAGGTGAGTGGATTGCCAGAACAGGACGCCAGGCGCTGTATTTCCAGTACCGTCATAATTCACCATTGACCAACAGAATTGATCCAGGCACTACCAACATCATTGACTTGTATGTTGTGACCCAGGCCTACTACACTGCATATCAAAATTGGATTAAAGATACCACTGGCACTGTGTCTGAACCAGATGTGCCAACTATTGATGCACTCAGCACAGAATATCAAAATCTCAATGAATACAAAATGTTGAGTGATAACATTATTTTAAATTCTGTAGTGTTCAAACCATTGTTTGGGCCCAAAGCAGCCAAGACATTGCAAGCCACAATCAAAGTTATTCGTGCTCAGAATTCCACAGCCAGCAATAGTGAAATACAAAGTTCTGTGTTGGCTGCTATGAATGAGTATTTTAGCATTGACAAATGGAGTTTTGGAGACACATTTTATTTCTCAGAGCTGGCAGCATACCTGCACAGATATCTTGGAACCATAATCAGTTCAGTGGTACTGGTGCCACTAGACACACAAAAATACTTTGGCGACATGTACGAAGTGCGAGCAGAACCCAGTGAAATATTTGTCAACGGCGCTACTATCGACAATATCATTGTGATTGATGCATTGACCAGTACCAATTTGCGTACTGCACCTGGTAGCGGAGTAATTTAATGGCAAAAGTACGCTCAGTAGATTTTCTTCCTGAAATTTTTCAGACTGACGCCAACAAGCAATTCTTGGCTGCTACTTTGGATCAGTTGATTCAAGAGCCAAAGTTTAAAAAGACTCAAGGTTACATTGGCCGCACAGTTGGGCCGGGGGTAAATCCCAATGACAAATATGTTCTTGAGCCTAGCAAAACTCGTGTTGACTATCAACTTGAACCTGGGGTGATCAGTGTTGACCCTGCAGACAATAACAAAATAATAGATGCTATTACCTATCCGGGCATAACTGACTCATTGGTATACCAAGGCAGTCCATCAACACAGCCTAGCAGATTGTACACCAGTGATTATTACACATTTGATCCGTTTATAGATTTTGATACATTTGTAAACTTCAGTCAATACTACTGGGTTCCAACCGGGCCAGATGTAGTGACAGTACAATCTCCGGGTGTGGCCTTAAGTCAAAATTTTACTGTTAACAGAGCCAATGGAGTTTACACATTTTCGGGTGTCACTGGAAACAATCCCACACTAAATTTAGTTAGAGGTGGCAACTACACATTCCAAGTGGCGCAGAATGCCAAAGAGTCTGTGAATTATCGAGTAACACGTACCAACGTTACCAGTTATAATATTGACAATGAACCCAACGCCACTGTTATTTTAACTCGTGGCAACACCTATACTTTCAATTTGTTTTTGCAAGGTGACTTTCCATTCTGGATTAAAACTGCTGCTACCACAGGCACAGGTGATGCCTACAACTCAGGAGTCACACGCAATGGGTCAACAACTGGTGTAGTGACATTTACTGTGCCACAAGATGCACCTAACACACTATATTACTCTTGTCAAAATCAAAGTCTCATGCGCGGCACTATCAGCGTGATTGACGCTCAGCCCGGCGACGGACCAGGATTTTGGATTCAAACAAATCCAGGAGTAAGCGGTGAAAATCCTGTTACTCCAAACATAAGCTCTAGATCTATATATGGCGCAACTGACAATGGGCTTGATCTTGGAACAATTAATTTCAACGTGCCACAAAAAACAGCACAAGATTTTTATTATAGTCTTACTAGCCTTGGTACTGTAGATCTTGTGACTGATCTAAATTTTGAAGACATTGATGGTGCAAGACTAGATCAGTTTATTGCTACCTATGGCGGCATTGATGGAATAACTGGACTTAACACAAGAACTCTGGTGTTTGTTAATTCATTAGGCAATCCTGCTACTGATTACTACAATCTCTGGCGTATAAGTTATGTCACAGTTGGTGACTTCACCTACCTTTCATTGGCCAGTATACAAATTATAAACAACTTGGAAAAATGGACCATACGATATGGCACAGATTATGCCAGCACACAATGGTATAAAAATCAAACCGGCTACATAATTGAAATTCCAGTGCTGACTGCTAAATTGGATACTTTGTATTACCAAGATGGTACTGATCCAGAAATTTTTGGCACCATACGATTGATCGAGCAAGAAAACGACAGCACAGTTTACATAGATGATATTTTGGGTAATGCCAACTACACCAGCTCAAATGGTGTGGTGTTTACTAATGGACTAAAAGTTCAATTCTTGGGAAATGTGTTACCAGCCAGTTATGCCACTGGGTCTACTGCTTTTATTTGCACAAACACCGCGGCAGGTATTAATCTCATTACCACAGAATCCACAACAGGAATGGCAGTAGGACAAGAAGTTATTTTTACTGGCACGCCATTTGGCGGCGTGAGCACAGGTGTAACTTATTATGTTCACACAGTTTTTAGCACTAGTCAATTCAAAGTAAGTGTAACTAAAAATGGCCCAGCACTAACGTTAACTTCTGCCAGTGGTACAATGACTGCTACTTCTAGTCAAAATCCACAATACTATGTGAGTGGAGTAGGAACTGCAATAGAACTGTTACCTGTAGAAAATTACATCACGCCAGAAGAATATGCCACCTCTGCTGCTGTTGATTACCTTACTATCAGTCGAGAGAGTCCAGACCTAAATGCCTGGAGCCGTAGCAATCGTTGGTTCCATATTGATGTTCTAAATGCCACCGGCGCATATAACGACACACCAGTTGTGATAGATAGCGATCAAAAAGCCAAACGACCAATTATACAATTCCGGGGTGGTATCAGACTGTATAACATGGGAACAGCAGCCGAACAGCCAGTGGATACCATTGACTTTACCGAAACTGATGCGTTTAGTAATGTAGAAGGTAGCACTGAATATTCAGTGAATGATTATACATTTGTCAATGGTAGCCGTGTAATTTTTGCAGCCGACGAGGATCCAGCTGTACGCAGTAAAATTTATGTGGTAAATTTTATTATACCAGATACAGTGGCACCGTTAATTGCACAACCAATTATAAATTTGGTAGAAGCAGTTGACGGAGAAATTTTAACCAATCAGAATACAGTATGCCTTGGCGGATCACAAGTTGGTGTTACTTTTTGGTATGATGGTGTAAATTGGTTAGAAGCACAGCAAAAAACCGCAGTACAACAAGCACCATTGTTTGATGTGTATGATGCAAATGGGGTAAGTTTGTCTAACAGAACTACATACCCTAGTTCAACCTTCTTTGGCACAAAATTGTTTAGCTACGCTACTGGATCAGGTACTACTGATCCAGTGTTACAGCTTGTACTCAAATACTTCACATTGACCAATGTAGGAGATATTGTGTTTGATAACAATTTGTATTCAGATACATTTGTGTATGTGGTCGACAATGCCAGTGTTACTTTGCCAATCAGTTCAGGATTTGTTTATAAGTATGCGTCAAGAACTGTGTACGAGAGATTAATTGGTTGGCAAACGGCTGTAGTACCAACCTTAATGAGTCAGCAGTTTAAATTTATCTATGACACTGGCCCATTGAGACTCGACGTAGCAGTACAGTCTGATACAGTAACTATAGTGCCTAGTGTGAAAATTTTTGTAGGATCAATTTTTCAAGATCCAGGCACATACACAGTGGCTACTACAGCTAATACCACAACCATTACTTTTAATACTGCACATGTAGTAGGAGATGTCATCGAAGTTGAAGCACTAAGTGATCAAATTAGTCAGGTAGCTTTTTATCAAGTTCCGTTAAATCTCAATAACAATCCACTAAACGCCAACAGTCCCAGTTTTACCTTGGGTACATTGCGCACACATTATCAAAGTATCTGCCAAAATTTAACCACATTCTCTGGCGCAATCAATGGTACCAACAACACTAGAGACCTTGGTAATATCATACCTTATGGTCAGATAATCTTACAACAAAGTTCGCCACTCACACTTGCTGGATACTTTATGAGATCTCAGCAGTACAATATTTTTGGTGCGTTAGAATACAACAGTAGAGAATATCAAAAGTACAAAAATCAAATGCTGGAAGCAGTGACCAGACAAACTATTCAGTATGAAACTGCGTCACAAGTGCTTGATATAGTCATTGGCGAAATTACTCTAGGCCGCACATCAAGCAATCCATTCTATTGGAGTGACATGCTGCCGGCAACTGCTGTGTTTACAACTACCACGTACACAGTAAATTATACAACCAGCCAGGTATTTGATACTGTGCAAATTTATAACTATACGTCAGCCAACTATCTTGGTATGAATGTGTATGTTAACGATGAAATTTTGACTAGAGAGTTGGAATACACAGTGGCCACTGACGGTCCACGCATTAATATATTGATTGATCTGGCGTTTGGTGACAAGATTGTCATTCAAGAATACAGTGCCACTTACGGTACCTATGTGCCCAACACACCCAGCAAGATGGGATTGTATCCTGCTTGGCGTCCAGCTATTATTCCAGTAAAAACCAGTGCAGGTGAACAACTGGTTATATTAGGCCATGACGGCAGTCAAACTCCTATCTTTGGTGACATCCGCGATGAAGTGTTGTTAGAATTTGAAACTAGAATTTATAACAATATCAAGTTAGATGACAATCCTGTACCCCTTGACATAGTGGATGTGCTACCGGGGCAGTTCAGAGATACTGGGTATAGTGTTGCCGAAATCAACACCATACTTGAAACAAACTTTTTGACTTATGTGGGATGGAACAAGTTGGATTATACTGCACAAAACTACAGTGTTAATAATCCGTTTACCTACAACTACAGTTCCTCAACCAACAAACTCAACGGAGATACATTGCCTGGCGCCTGGCGCGGCATCAACCGGTACTTCTACGATACTCAACAACCAGAATTGACTCCTTGGGAAATGCTAGGCTTCTCAGTCATACCTGAGTGGTGGGAAATCACATACGGACCTGCACCGTACACATCTGATAACATGAATTTGTGGGATGATTTAGAACTTGGTCTTGTGAGAGATCCAATTGGAGCATATACATTACCAGCCTATGCAAGACCTGGACTAACTTCTGTACTTCCAACTGACTCAGCTGGTGCATTATTGGCGCCACTAGATTCAGTAGTAGGCGGATACAACAATGCATTGTCATTCCAAAAGAGTTGGACACCCGGTGATGGCGGACCAGTAGAAGCTTCGTGGTGGAATTCTAGTGACTATCCATTTACTGCCATGCGATTGCTGGCACTCACTCGTCCAGCAAAATTCTTTGCGTTGTTTGCTGACAGAGACTTGTACAAATACAGTACAGAATTTGATCAGTACTTGTATAATGGTCGTTACAGATTAGACGCCAACGGCGTACAAGTGTATGGCGACGGCACCAGCAAGGCCAGCTACATCAACTGGATTGTGGATTACAATCGTATTACAGGCACCAACAGCACTGCGGCATTAGAAACAGATTTACAAAATCTTGATGTGCGACTGTGCTATAGAATGGCGGCATTCTCTGACAAACAGTATTTGAAAATTTACACTGAGAAGTCCAGCCCCAATTCAACTAATGCCTCTTTGCAAATTCCGCCAGAGAGTTATCAACTGCTGGTGTACAAGAATCAACCATTTGACAGGTTAATCTACAGTTCTGTGGTAATTCAAGTTGTTGATAGTGGTTATGCAGTATTTGGTTACAGCACTGCTAGACCATATTTTAACACACTTACCAGCATTCCAGTTGGGCAATTTGAAACGTACAGCGTGGCTGGCAAGACCATTCAAGTGCCAGCCAACTACACACAAAATATTACGCAGATTCCATACGGATTTGTGTTTGCTACTGAATCTGCTGTGGCCAACTTTTTATTGAGTTATGGAAAGTTGTTAGAATCACAAGGTTTTGAATTTAACAATCAAACCAATGGCTACTTGATGACCTGGTCACAGATGGTGTACGAGTTTATATACTGGAGCCAGCAGGGCTGGGGTACTGGCAGTTTAATTAATCTAAATCCATTGGCTCAGGAACTTTCAGTATTCAAAGAACAAGCAGTGGTGGATACTATTTCATCACAAACTGCAGAAAATGCCATACTAGATCAGAACCGTAGAGATTTCCCCACACGCGATCTCAACATTGTGCGAGCTGATAACACCTTTACTATTCAACCGTTGACCACTCAAAGTCTAAGTTTCATTGACATGCGTTATACCAGTTTTGAAAGTATGATTGTCATGGACAACGCCAGTTTGTTTGGCGATTTGATTTTCAATCCTGTTACTGGATCTAGACAAAGTAGATTGTACATTAACGGAACTACCACTACAGAATGGGACGGCAGTGTTAATGCACCAGGTTTTATATTAAATCAAAATAATGTTTTAACATGGACTGGGTTAAAAACTTATGCCAAAGGCGAGATAGTAAAGTACAAAGGTGCATACTGGAGTGCAGCTACAATTGTACAACCTAGCACCAAGTTCAATTATAATGATTGGAATCAGAGTGACTACACATTTATCGAACAAGGATTGCTGGCCAACCTTGCAAACAAAGCTGATCAACTCAGCAACAGCTACAACATCAATTCAGCCAATTTGATTGCTGACAATGACTTATTGAGTTATGGACTAATTGGATTTAGACCTAGACAGTATATGGCTGCATTAAATCTTGATGATGTAAGTCAGCTTAACATTTAT